AGGCAACATCGTGCATACGAGTAACCATTTCATCAGTATATTCAAACTTAGACATGTATTGTTCCCCTCGAACATTAAGTTTTGTTGAATTTTCAAGAGTTTTCTTAATCTCTTGACTTTATATAGAGATATTACAGAAAAACTTTATAATAAGCAACTGAAATATGACAGCATTTGGTGACTTGGTTATTTTTCTTTTTATTAAAAATCACCGCTTAAGACTTCTTTTTGGCTTGACCAATAATCAATAATGGTTACACCAAGAGTAACAGCACGTTTATATTTAGACGATGTTGTATCACCGCCTGTAATAAGAGCATAACAATCTTTTGTGACTGTTGATGTTACTCTAAATCCTTTGCTTTCGAGACAATCTGCAAGATCACCACGAGTCATATCCAGCTTTCCTGTAATACACACTTTGCGAGCAGGAGCTCCAACTGTTTCTTCAACCGTGACATTTTGTTCTAGTTGAAGAGGCAAGGTTAAAACCCACTCTTCGTTTTCGTCTAACCAAGATAAAACTGAATCAACAGTAGAAGGGCCAATACCTTTTATTTCTGTGGTTTCAATATCTCTTAGATTTCTGAATGCTGGAATCTTGCTTATAATTAATTTAGAAGCACGTCTACCAACTCCAGGAATGCCAAGGGAAGCAAGAACAATATCATAAGGTTTGGTTTTTGTTCTTTCAATCTCAGCTTCGACTTTGGCACCGTTAGCACCAAGTTTTGCCCAAGGTTGATCATCAAATATGTCAACTGGGTGTGTTAGTCCCATTCTCTTAACAGAGGCAGGTCCTAATCCTTTAATATCAATAGTCTTGATAAAGTGTTCCAAAACTTTTGATGTGTTAATGTTATTACGATCTGCAACCAATAGTCTAGGACCATCTCGTTTTGTTTGCTGACCAATAGTCTCTTCTGCGTGATTTTTTGTAATCTTAATACCGTGTTGAGAGTGTTGCATTACACCAATAAACTTTGGTATAACACCGCCAGCACGCTCGATTTGAATTAGATCACCTAAACCTAAATTGTGTTCCTCAATAATACCTATATTATGAAGAGTGACACGAGAAATAGTAGCATCATCAATCACAACAGGATCTATAACTCCTGTAGGGTTTACAGTTCCAGTGCGACCTACAACCCATAATACTTCTTGTAGAGTAGTGATAGCAACTTCTGTCATGCGCTTTTTGAGAGCTACAGCAAATCGTGGATATTTAGAAGTATATCCGAGCTGTTGTGATTTTACATATGAGTTACAGCGATATACTGTTCCATCTTTTGGATAATTCCATGCACGTTCTTCTAGAACTGTAAAGAATCCCATTGCTGTTAGAATTTTCATACGAGGTTTATAGTCCATATCAACTCCAAGCCAATCATGTGCTATAAAATTAATATTTCTATCTTTAAACTCATGAGCAGATTTTAACCCAAGTGCGCCTGAGACATAGTTTCTGAAGTTTTCAACTTCATTATCTGTTACACACTCACCATTGACAACAATCTCATCAAATTCCGTGTCTATACGGTGAGGAACATTTTTAATCCACTCCGCAAGATGAGTTACATCTTCACCTTGTTCGCCGTTACCGCGAGTGATTGCCAGTTTAAGCTTGCCTCTGCGATAAACTAATGTAAGATTTGAACCATCAATTTTCGGTAGAATCACATCCATCCAAGATTCTACTTCTTCTTCACCTTCATAAATTTTGCGAAGTGAATACAACTTATAAGGATGAGTAATTTTACCAGCTGCACCGCCAACATGAAGAGTTGGAGAGTCATAGTCTCTCCACCCTTGAGCAGATTCTATAGCCTCAAGTTGATCATATAGCTTATCATATTCTGCATCAGACAGAGTAGGTGCAGATAAATCATAGTAAGCATGATTATGTTTTTGGATAAGTTGTTTAAGTTCTTTGTAATTCATATAAAGAATATAACAGAGAAATTAAGTAAGAATCAATAGAAAACTCGAAGTATTACGAGTTTTCTACCATTTTAATTAAGTCTTCAAGATACCAACGAGCTTTTTTGAGATCTTCAAGCTGTTTTTGTTTATCTTCATGTTTTAAATTGTATCGAGTAACATATTTAATTACATTACCTTGAGAAAAACCCATATTCCATGAATCAATATATTTAGTTGTCTCAATACCTTTATTATAGTGAGGAGGATGATTTACCATATCTGTAGCACTGGATAAGTTATTTTGTTTCTCTGGAGATTGAATTACAACACGATTAAGAGGCTCTCCAAAAGGTCTAGAGTAGATAGTTTTTCCTCCATCTGGAGATTCATATATCTTTCTATTTCTTTTTTCTAGATCCCTCCAGGCTCTTTCTTCTAATTCACTACTAATTTTTTTATCTTTTTGCTCTTCTTCTTGTAATCGTCTCACCATATATTGTTCATATGTTTCTCTCATGTGTTCTCCTATTTAGAGTGTGGTGGCATTTTTGTTTCTACAAACCAAACATGTTGACGTGTTTTAGGGTGATATTTTTTCATACGAAGTTTAACTCCGTTTCTTAATTGATTCATGGTTTTTGAATGAATAAAATGGTACGAAGCAGAATTTCTTTTTTCTCCTTCGGGAATCATCCATACTTTATTATTTCTATTCTTTTTAGTTGCCATTAATTAACCTTTTGTTTAATTGCACTAAGAAGTTTAACAAGGTTTTCTTTTTTGTTAAGATTGACACCATCAACTTCAATCTCAAGGATTTCCTCTAGTTCACGAAGCATTACTTTAACTGTTTGAGAACGATCATCTTCTTCAGCTATAGGTTTTTCATATATTTTTAATTGAACTAATTTACTTATAACACTTCTGTAACCTTTTGAGAAATATTCAGCTAATTTATGAACGTCTTTTTGTCCCTCTACAGCATATAGTTTTATTAATTCTGCTTCTTGTTCGTCATTCCAAGCTTTTATGCTCATTTTTACTCCAATTCTAATTCTAATTGCGTGCTCCAAATATAACGTTGAGCTACCGCGTCACTTGCGTCTTCAAGCAAGGGGATAAGGGAACTAACTTCATCTGCAGGAATTGAATACCCAGATTTAGTAGGGTACCACTGACCGGTATCTCCATCCATTGAGTACTCTCTGATATGTAAATAAAGTTTTTCTCTAAATTCATTTATTGTTACTTTAACTGCATTTCCATTAGGTTTATGAAAAGCTGTTCCAAAATCAATATTCATAGTTTTATTATCTGCTCTGTATTGATAAATTTTTTTAACCAAGGGGTAACTGGGTAAGCTTTGAATACCTGTATTAAAGAATATCTTGTTTCAGTTTTTGAAAAGTTTACCATCCCATGAGCAACAATATCAGGATCAAATATTACTGATTGACCTTTTTTTAAAGACATTTGATCTAGTTTACCACTACTTTTAAACTGATAAATAAAATTCTCACTTTCTGTAAGAGCTGTTAAGAGTCTTAAATTATACTCTGATGCATCTTTAATTCCTACATTATTATCGTCAGTATGTAATTTTGTTTTTTTACCTGGTAGTTGTCTATGAATTCTAACTCTAGTTGTTTTTACTTCAAAAAAATCAACAAGAGGTTTGAAAAGTTTGTAATAAGCAGTATGTTTATAGTCTTCTGGATTTTCAATATTACCCTCTCTATAAAAACTATGTACGCTTCCATCTAAACTTTTTAAAGATATGGCATCAACACAATTCTTTAGATCATAATCGTCATGATCTTTCCAAGTAATTCTATCCCACTTATCAAAATCGAAATTAATTAATGTCTTCGCAACTGTAAGCATATAAATAATCCTTAATCTGATTTCCCTCAACAGGCCTGTCTAAGTAATCTTTTCCTAAAATCCAAATATTTGGATTTTTATTATGTATTTCGTTGCACCATTCTTCATAACATTTTTTAACTCCTGACAACCCTCTCAAATACTGAGCATTAACCGTATGAAATGCATTACTCCACCAAATAACAGAATTAGGTTCATCTGTAATATTAGAAGTTATTTTTTCTGGATTTTCACAGATATCACAATGTACAAATGAGTGTTTTAGTTTTTTATACTGATCCCAATGATTTTTAATAGCTTTTTCAGATCCCCACCATCCTATTTCTCGCTCCCAAAGTTGTTGTCTAGTCAGTGTTTCAGTCTCATTACCCCCAGTTTCACTAATATTATACTTCGCTTCAGCCCAAGCTAAAAAGGCAGGATAATCCTCTCCATTCCATTGCGATAAGAGTAACTTTTTAAAGGCAAGTGCAGGTTTACTATAATCATAGAATACTAGCTCAGTATCTTCATCGAAACCGAATCTATTTAAAATCATATTTGGTTTAAAACTTGCAGCTACTGAGTATAATTTTTTAATAGGTTTGGAGATATTGACATAATTTAAATCAATATAGTTCTCAGTATTCCAAAAAAATACACACTCTGGTGCAAAACTAACTATATTGTTTATCCAAGATAGTTGATGTTCTAGCTCCGCAGCACTGGTAGTAGGATAAATATATTGTTTTGACTCTCTAATTTTAGGATGAAAATTATACACAGTTAAGTCATTAGCTAAACTAGTGTTGATGAAATTCCACCCATCTACAAGCGGTGTGCATATAGTTAAATCTTCTGAAGGACGTAAGGATAAAGGCGTATAATCATCGTGAATATCTTTTGAATGTCTATTTGCTTTAGTTACGAATTCTTCTTTTGTTGATTTATTACCAAATACAGGACGATCAAATTTTTCATAATACTTTAGGTTGACAAGCATACACTGTTTATGTAAGCCATAATATCCATTAACACCTTCAGGATTGTTTTTATTCTTTTTAGCTTTATCCATAATATGTCCAGTTACAAAAAAATTTTGATTCTTAATCCATTTTTCAATAAAAGTAAAAAAAGATACATCTTTAATTATGTGACCAATAGATTGAACTATGCAATAATCAACGTTATAGTTTAGAGCTTCGTCTAAAACTTCATTAATGTCTTGTTTTACAACAATAGGACCGAAATATTTAAACCTTGTAAAAAACTCAGTAATTTCTTTTCTTTTTTGATCTAAAGATAAATTATTGTGTCTAGTATCATCATAGATACCAACAACATAATTTTTATTTATACCCATTTTTCTCATAGCTACGAACTACTAAGTCCTCAAATTTTTTTGCTTTAACTCCGTGAACAATTATGTGATACCTGTCTTCATTAGACTCATTAATATATGCGTGCTCATTACCTACATCTAATAACATCGCGGATCCTGGTTTAAAAGGAACAAACTCTTTGTATCCTTTCATCTTCATTTTACAGCCTTTTGGGTGATTTAAGGCAATATTAATTGGAGATAGTCTATTATCAAACATATCTGTATGTGGAGTGATATAACCACCTGGCTCCAATAGCATAAATCTTACTCTAAAATATTTTTTATAAGGAAATTGATTTTTAAAAAAAGAAACAGTGTAAGGACATAAACCAGATATTTCGGTCCAACAATACGGAGTTTCCTCATTAGATTTGTAACCATATTGCTCATAATGATTAGTTTTTTCAGCGGAAATACCATGAATTGCTAAACTACGCCAGCCTTTATGGCGATAACCACCAATACCATCATTATCGCGATGTTTAACAAACTTGTCTTTTAAAGCGAGGGCTTCTTTAAGCATAGTTTCGTGATTAAAATTAATATCAAGTTCAAGCCAAGGTAAACCACTCTCATTAATTATCCAATTAAAATCTTTCATTAATATGTATCCAATAATTCCTCATCAAAAGCAAAACTAGTGCCACAACCACAGGAAGCACGTGCCCCAGGGTTGTCAACTTTAAGAAGTTTATTCATCCCTTTGTCTTCTAGATCTATAGTAGTTCCATATAAAAACTGAAGAGACTCACGATCTACTAAAGCTGGCGGTGAGTCTGAAAATTTAATATCTTCATCTGTAATTTCTGAGGTTACGTCAAAAGAATAGTTAAAACCTGAGCACCCACCACCGTAAACTGAAAATTTAAAATACTGCTCTTTTTCTAAGTTCTGAGTAATAAAAATTTGAGCTTTAGGAGTGATAGTTGGAAGCTGACCAGAGTAAGATTCATCAATAATCGGGGCGTGTCCGTGAAAATCTTGTAGTAATTTATCTTCTAGTGATGGATTATGTTTATCTAAAACCTTTTGAGCTAATCTCGCAATTTCATTTTCATCTTTGTTAGCTTCAAGTTCTGTTTCAAGCTCCTCAAACCATCTATCTAAATCGTCTAGGTTGTATTCTTTTTCCTGCGACATTTTTTAATACCTCCGCGTAGTGATTAGCCACATTGTGCCAAGTATTTTGCAAATCAAGATTCTGCACAGCCTCAAAGTAAGATTTTTTATCATGAGACTGGTATATCCATTGTAGTGTTTTTTCTAAATGTTGTCCACTTGGTTCATTAATAAATGTGTGAGAGCTCATCAATGTAAATGCATCTCCCGGTTTTTGTGCAAAGATCTCTCCAGAAGTAATATCTACAGCTTTAGGTTGTGTTGGAATTCGTAAGCCTATATTATCAGGAATGAAATCTTGATGAGGACCTTTATCAGGTAAAATAGGAACACATCCACAAGCTACAGCTTCTTGAATATGCATTCCAAAGCCTTCAGCACGATAAGGATGTACAACCACTTTTGAACACTTAAAAATATCAGCCATCGTGTGATCTGGTAAGTTATCATCAATATACGTAACAGCAGCGCAATTTGTTTTATATTGCATTTTTATAATTTCATTTAGAACATTATTTTTACCGTATATAGATGGATTATCTTTAATAATTAATCGTGCGTTATCATAAGATTTAAAACACTTATGCCAAGCATTGATGATAAGATCTAATCCTTTTCTCCACTGAGAGTTACCGACATACACAAAATTAAATTTATTTGGATCAATTCCAAACGGTGCCACAGTATTATTATTTTTATTAAACTGATCTGGGTTGTATCCGTTTGGTACAACAGTTATAGAGTCTGGATTCAACCCTCCTCTAATTGCGATATCTCTGATAAAGTTTGATGGTACAATAATGTGGTCAGCAAAAGTTTCCCACTTGTATTGCCATTCAAAAGGTATTTTTGGATACTCCCAAGGCTGAATATACACTACTTTTGTATCATTATTGACTGGCCACTGCCATATCGGCGGATAAGCGTGTCTCAATTGTATCTCAGGATGTGTATTATTAACCTTGTTCGCAATCTTTTTAAGTTTCTTAACGACTTCTTTATCAAGTTTAGTATCAGGATTGTATTGATCTAAAGGTGTGATGTAAAGGTTAATATCTTCCATGTCATTTAACAATAGAGCAATACTACGATTAATTATTGTTAAAGAGTGATTATCATAAAATTTTCCTACAAACTCTATATTCATTAATATGCTCTCCTTAAGTTTTGTATAATATATTCTTCTACGTGTTCAAAAGGAATAGCTACAAGTTTAGGCCATTGCGCTCCCCCCAACCCTGATGTCTTGAAATTTTCTAGCTCATGAAAGTTTTCCCAGGTGACTTGAGACCAAATTTTGTAAAAGGGATCTTGCTCAACTAAATCAGAATGACCAATATTATGTATTTTTTCGTGAAGCTCTTGATCTGGTCGGCACAAACTCCAATGAAGAGCAACAAGAGGAGTCATCAATCGGTTATCTCCTGATCCAGATTTGTCTGTCCAACGAGCATAGGTAAATGTACTATCTTTTGAAGTAACTACACCTTGATTTTCTCCAAAGAAGGGAGTATCATCTGTATTAGCAATGAAAAGACACTGAGAATTATCTTCATCATCTTTAACAATCTTATAAGGAGTTGCCCAGGTCATACAAAGATCCCTTTTATACATGTAAGGTTCAGCTATTGGGCAAAAGTCATAAAAGAATTCTTTTGCGTTTACCAATACTTCATCAGCATCAAAAGAAAAAATCCAGTCGTGAGAACACTGTTCTTTTAAAAAGTTACGTTCATAATTATCATTTTCTATCGCAACTTCGGATTTATGAAAATCTTCTTCAATGATTGATATTTTACCCTCACCATCTATCTGAGATAATTCACTCCAAAGGGCATCTTCATCAATTGAAAAGTCATTACCACTCCAAGTGATTCTATCTTTATCAATACCTAAAATAATTTCATCAACATAGTTATAGTATCTTTCAATTGATTTAGCTAAAAATCTATTAGCATCGTATGATATTAAACTAATTGCACTTTTTTTCTTAGTCATTTTTTACCTGTGTATTATTTAAGGCTTTAGGAGCTGTTTTTGAAACAGCTTTTTTGACAAAACCAAATACTCGGATACCGCTATAGTATTTACTAGCATCAGCATTGCTTCCTGAAACTCTTTTTTCATTATATTGAGCATTTACTTTACCTGCGTATTTTGTAATAGCATCGTTGAGTTGATTAGCGTGAACGTGATTTGACTGTTGACTAAAAATTACAACTGAAGTTTGAGTGAGACTTGGAAATACGTGTTCAAAAAACTCCTCGTATGAGGCTCCATCTACTGGAGAGATATCAAAAAAGCATACATTAAATTTATTCGCAGGTAACTCAGTTTTTTGAAAATCACCTTCAATGATTTTTATTTTATCGCCGTTAATCACATCAGGCTGTAATCTGTAAGTATTTAAGTTGGACTCTAACTGAGATTTCATATTATCCCAAATATAACCCTCTGGTGCCCACTTATTAGGTTCTCTATCGTCATACTTAAAATTATCTACTCCAACTGCCGTAATATCATTTCCTCGCAATGCAGCGATAAGCGAAGCACCTTTATAACAACCAATTTCTAAATAGTTCACTGAGTCAGCTGCACACAAATTATTAAGCAAACATTTTAGTCTTACAGAGGTAAGTCCGTGCATTTCACGTTCACGTTCTGTAATTTTTGATCTCTCGTTATCTGCCATTTCGAGTGAGGCTTTTACCCATTCGTGGTTTAATTTACCCATTATTTTCTCCTTTTAAACAAATATTTATCTAACAAATAAAATGGAATACAAAATATAAAAAATAAGATCCAAAATACCAGCAAAGGTATATTCCAAATAACACTTACACATAGCGCAAGTGTAACTAAAAGAGTAATTAATGGACCCGCCTTTTCACGTTGTTTATGTATAGAATTTGTTAATTCATCTTTAGTTATATATAACTTATCTATTTTTAATCTCCTTGTCCAGCGTTTTATAAAATTTTGAGTTTGCCCATTTCGTCTGGAGCCGAGCGAGGTTTCTCGTTTCCATTTTAATTTTAGATTCGTCTTTTATTCTTTTATTATCTTTTGATTCATGGTGGAAGAGTCGTATAGGTATTTGATAGATGTGGAAACCATTTTGTCTTCCTGACAAGCAGTAATCGACATCTCGGTTGTAAGTCCATTCAAAGGAGGGGTCAAAGTTGCCCACGGAATCAATAAATTTCCGTCTAATGTAGCAACCTCCAAAGGTTGTCCAAGCGACTTCTCTCGTGGAATTATATTGTCCTGTATCAACTTCCAGTTCTGACTTAAACGTTCCCCTGTTTTCAAGAACCAACCCACTTCCGAAGTGATCTGGTCTCTCATCAGTGAACTTTCCCCCTGCACACTGAATGTAATGTTTGCCACTCTTGTCTGTTGCGGGGTACAATAACAAACAACCAAACATTCCTGCTTCTGGATATTGCTCGACATATTCAAGCACCTCCTTAAACCAGCCTTCATGATGTGGACTCATGTCAGCGTGTAAAATAAATATGTCATCTTTAGGATATTGATTCCATATTTTTTGAAACATCAAATCAGAACCTATTCTAGCAATATCTTTTTCGTAATGGATATTAAGTTCCCAGAACAGCTCTTGATGTTCTTTAATTTCTTCTTCAAACACATAAGGTGTTATAATCTTTACACTCATATAAAATTATACTTTCTATGTTGTATATTATTTAATTTTATCTTTTAAATTATTTATTCTCTGTTGTAACCAATTTCTAATTTTTGGTTTTTTGTTGTTTAACTCAAGGTTTTGCAATTCAGTTTCAAGCACTCTTAGTAGCATCCACTCATAACTCGATAACATCAGATTAACTTATCCGTCCATGTTTTAGGGGTTTCATCCGTTATAAACTCAAGCTTAAGATGATACTCAAAGTCTCTAACTTGAGGCTTAATCCAGGCTACCATATCTTTAAGAGTTTGATCTACTGTAATTGAAGCGTTGTAATTAAATTCTTTTCTAATTTTATCTGAAGAACAGTAAGCGTTTTTTACTTCACGTGGTCTATCGGGAAAATGCTGAAGGTTTGGATATTTTTCACAAAAATGTCCTACTTTATAAGCTAATTGTTTAATAGAGATTTCATTATCATCAGGGCCTATATTAAACACTTGACGTGAGATATTCCTATCAGAGATCATAATTTTATATACAGCTTCAATACAATCATAAACATTTGAAAACGAGCGTTTTTGTTCTCCATCTCCGTATACTATAATAGGTTTTCCTTGAAGTGTTCGATTAATCATAATTCCTACAACGTTTCTAAAAGGATCATAATATCTTTGACCGACCCCAATTACATTATGGGGGACTACTGTGATAAAATTTAGTCCATGAATTTCATTAAGCATTTCAAGATGCTCTTCAGCTTGGGCTTTTGCTAATCCATAAGGGTCAACAGGTTTTCTCTGCATGTTCTCTGTAAAAGGTGGTTGCTGGTCTCCATAACGAGCCATAGAAGAACAATTAATTAGTAATCTGACATTATTTGCTAAACATGCAGACGCTACCGATACTGTGCCAAAAACAATAGATTGAGTTACAATTGCTGGGGAAAAAACACTTAACCCCTCATAGGGAAGTGCTGCAGTATGAAATACTGTATCAACACCTTCACAAAGTTTTGTCATTAACTCAGTGTCAGTGATATCTCCTTCAATATAGGTAGCTTTTTCAGGAACATTACCTATGACTCCTCCGATCATATTATCAATACCAATGACCTCGTAACAACCTTTATTAATTAGGTATCGCGCAAAAGTACTACCAAGTAGTCCTCCGATACCTGTGATTAATACTTTTTTTGTTTTCACCACCTAAACTCCTTTTTATAGTGATTTACTAAAGAAATTATTTCTTCATCAAAGTCTTTTTTTGGTCTCCACTGAAGTTTTCTTAGAGGTTCACAAGAAATTGCATATCTAACATCTTGGCCTGGTCTATTAAAAGATAAATCTAAAAATTGTTCTATATTAGGAACTGATCTGTTTATCTTACCCAAGTAATATGCATTTATGATCTTAGTTACTGTTTCATAGTTATTCTGCTCAAATTCAGAAGAAATATTATAAACTCTATTTCGTTCTGCTTTCTCATATAGCGTAATAATAGCTGATATAGTATCTTCTGAGTGTGTCCAAGTTCTAACCGGATTTCCTTGGTTGTGGAGTTTAATTTTTTTGCCTCTTAAGAGTCTTTTTACAGCAAGAGGAATTAATTTTTCTGGATATTGAAAAAGTCCATAATTATTAGACGGTCTTGCAATTATATATTCAATTCCATATGTTCGGGCATAAGATTGAATCATCATATCAGCAGCCGCTTTTGTGGCCGCATAAGGATTAGACGGGTTTAAAATAGCAGTTTCATCATAGATCCCATCTCTTAAATCTCCGTACACCTCATCCGTAGAAATTTGAAAGAATAAAGGCTTGTCTGCTCGTAAAACAATTCTATTATTAACAATATCTAATAGATTTCTAACACCATCAATATTAGATTTGATAAACCTATCACATGATTGATTGCCTATATCAACATCTGATTCTGCAGCAAAATTAAATATTACGTCACATTCTGGAAGCCATTTAACCTTTGATATATCTTCGTTTACATACTCAAAATTATCACTTTGAGAGTTGATTAAAAAGTTATTAGAAACATGAGTAAATTTATCTATACCGTATACTCTCCATCCACTCTCTAAAAGTTGTTTTGTAAAAGTAGTTCCGATAAACCCAGCAAAACCTGTTACAACAGCTATTTTAATCATTTTTACCCCATAAAGGATAGCAAATAATTCTATCATACACATATCTTGAGTATGGTAAGCCATTTAAAGGAGTATAGTATTTTTTTGCTTGAGAGTTATTTATAGATTTAATAGAAATAGGTTCCGAGTGTAAAAAAGGTAAACAGGAGGGAAGAAAATTATCTTCATCAGCAAAATTAGGTAATGGTTCACCTAGATGCTCTTGGTTTATAGCAAATAACGAATCATAATACGAATCTAATGTTTTATTTTTTAGATCATCAATATCAAAAGAATCCCAATATTGTAAAATGCTTGCAGCAGCAATATCACTTATTTTAAAATTACTTCCTCGCTCATTAAACTGACTATCTACAAATCCAAAATTACAAGCAATCCTAACTTGCTCTTCAAGATGCTTTTCAACGATTGCTAATCCTCCCTCACCAAATCCTATCGGTTTAGTATGATGAAGCGATATAAAAGAAGCATTACCCAAATTACAAGAATTTATCCCACTAAAAAATGAGTAAGGAGTTGCTGCATTATCAAAAATTATAATTTTTTTATTCGCTTGTGCAAAAGTTAAAATATCCTCTAAATCTTGAAGATGGCCAAAACAATTAGTTATGATGTAAATCTGTCCGTATATGGATGCTAACTCATGTGATATATCAACATTTAACCTTTCGTTGAAATCAACAATAATGGGACCTGTCGCTGGTCCTTGAGAGGCGCTGGGAAAATTAAAATCTTGTGTTACAACTCTAAGATCTTTACCATGATGCCGTTGATATGCAAATATGATTGCATGCAGTGCTGAAGTACCAGAAGAAGTAGCTATTACAGCCTTAGAATTATCAATTTTAAGCATATCTTTAGCACGTTCTTCTAATTCTTTAGCAGCCCAACCACCATTGGTAAACTGATTAGTCTCATGGGCTGGTTCTAAGTATTCTTTAAAAGCTAAATAATCAATTTTTTTATGTGCTACGTATTGTTTCATAAATAGTTTCCCAATTAATGTAAGGAGTTACGCAATTGTCTTGTAAATGAGTTGCGTGACCAGGTACAGGACATAAAGCCCCTACTTGTGCAAAAGCTTTCCAAGTCCAGGTATCATCAGCAAAAACTCCAGCCCTAAGTAATTCATATTTATAGTGCAACCATAATTTACCGAGTGCTGCAACTGTAAGAGTAGCACTCGGTATAGACCGCAGGTGCCCAAAAGGACCTGCGTGAAGTTCAGTATCTTTATGTCTATCAAGAGTATATCGATCAGGGTAATCATAAGGAGCGTAAAAACCTTGATATCCTTGTTTAAATATTTCTTTCATTGCCGAAATTGCATGATCAACGTGAAGATAATCATCTTCACATATATAAATTAGTTCATCTGGATTTTTTTCTGCAACTGCAACAAGATGTTCCATAAGCTCTGGGCATGAATTTGCTAACACCGGATGATATTCTGGGTATGGATGGTTTGCCCTAAGTTCAGGTAATGGAGTAATTTTGTGAACTCTAAATTGAGCTTTTGTATTGTTTTTCATCCATTCTAAAGTTTCTTCAGATGTTCTATCATCGATGATAACTATCAAATCTTTATCGTCAAGACCAGATTGAATTGAAAGGTAACACTTACGAATAATCTCTAACTTGTGCTTTCCGTTCCATCTAATACCATCACCAGTTACTTCGTCTCCTAAAGACCCAGCTTTAAGATTTGCTTCACAACTTCTAAAAAAAATAATCATTGTTTTGGAGGTTTCTCGGTGATTATACCGTGTTTAAAGAATTGACGATCACCCATGTCTTCAAACAGATGTTCTCCAGAGCTAAGAGTATTATCATTTCCGATACTTGTTTTTGATGTGACTGTAACTGCATTAGCGAACCAGTTATCATCACCTACTGTGCAGTATCCAAGCACTGTTGCATAAGTTGTAAATATATTATGGCTTCCCATCTTTACGTTATGGTGAACAGATGCGTAACAATTTAAGAGATTAAAATCACCAATGCTAGCGTTTGCATTTGTCATCGCAAAACAGTTTAAAACGTTGCCGATTCCTAAAATAGATGTTTGCGCTT